GTTGCTTCTGAAGTGTGGGTTAGTGGCGTTCTTCAACGCTTTACCCATTTCTTTTTGTGCTTTAATTAAAGCCTTTCTTGCTTCTATTGTTTGGTCTAACATCATGATGTTTCCTCCTTTACATGAATTCTTAATGCGCCACGTTTGTCGCGCTTTACGGAAAGTTGATCGCAGTATACCTCTCTTTCGTCATGACCAACCATTTGTTTTAAACTTTTCTTAGCATTGTCAAACATCTTTGCGCCACCTTGATGCTCAATGTAGTCGTGTGCTACAGACATAAACTCGTTGTCTAAGTTAGCGTCACGTTTTATTGTATAATCTACTCTTATATTATTTAAAGTTGCTTGCGTAACACCTGTGTTAAACGCGTGTGGTGGCTCTTCGTCTCTCTTAACATAACCCCAAAACTCTTGTATCATACTGATTACAGTAGCTAAATAATTAGAATCGTAACTAATGTAACTACATTCCCATTTACTGTTGCCAAAAAATACAGATAAATAACAACCTTTTGATGGTTTTTTTGTGCTAAGAACTTTAAGATACATATACAACTGCACTTGTGGCATGTAATATGATATAACCTTTTCCATATTATTAAATGCATTAGTGTGTTTGCATTCTATAATATCATCGTAACCTACAAGACCATCTAGTGTACCTTTAAGTGGTGGCATAGTATCTGTACCACCTAAAAGTATTTCATACTGTTGACCATGAACACTTTTTTGATACTCTTGCTCGAACCAACTAATGTTAAAGTCCTCGGTAAGTATACCCATTTGTACTGCTAAGTTTTTACTAAGATCAGGCGACTCTATTCTACCTGTCTTGATTTCCCAGAGTTCTATCCAGTCACCGTTCATAATCTTGACGGCATCTGATCCTCCAATGAATCCTTTTCTCTCCATTACTTCCTCCATTTTGTACTGAGATCATACTATATTATCCAACTGACCTCAAGGTTTTTTTACTACACGTTGGAATGTAGACATTACTTCTGCTGAAATTTTTCTGCGCTCTTCGACGCTGAGTTTAGACTCTTCTTCTACTGGCTGCTGAGCTGGTGCTTTAGCTCTTGGCCTATGTCTGATTATTAATTCTCTAATCATGCCCTCGTTGGGCGTTATGCGTGGACTCTCGCGCACGTGAGCAGCCATTGCGTCCTTGATTTCCTGCTTGGTGTAGACTTGTAGTGTGTCAGCCCATGAAATCATGTATGCTTTGTTAACTTCTGCGTCTAGTCTTGGTGCGTAGAACTTGGCACGCAGTGCAGCTACCTGTATTACTATCCACTCTCTATGTTTCTTGATGTCTTCCATTGGTACTCCTTGTATGGTGACATGGTGTCACTCTAACCATTACTTATATACTTAATACTAAACAATGCAGGTATACTTACTTGGTTCGGGTGACATGGTGTCACCATATAAGAAAGTATATACATTAGGTTTGTTCCATCCTGCTCGATGAACAAGCAGAATCTTAGTTGCTTCTAAGTCTTTGATAATCCTCATGATTTGTCGTTCGGATATACCAGTGTCACTAGATAATGTTTCTATACTAGGCCAACAAACTCCCTGCTTGTTAGCATACCTAGCTAGCGCAAGTAATATTAGTTTGTTACTGGGATTTCCTACTTGCTTAGACCATATGGTTTCGGCTAATCTAGTGGTGAACATATTTCCTCCCTGTTGTATGTTCATTAGTATCCCAGCTGGGTTTCTCCATTCTCAGCTGGGATATGCTTATGCTTTGTATCTATTAGCAGACATAAGGCTGTACTCTGCCCACTTTTTATTAGTGGTACCATCGTATTTCATTTCTGTATTAATCACCACACCTTTTTTCTTTAGCCTAAATATAATATCAGCTAGTCTTGTGCATCCATACTCAGTGAACGCAGTCCATGTGTTGATGTGTTTATTATTTCTTAAGTGATTAAGAACTAGATTTTGTTGTGTCATTGTTAACCTCCATTAACTGTTTGAATTGGTCACCACTCATGATGACTAGGGTTTGAGGACTACCTGTTTTCCTCTTATAAAAAGCAATGTCTCTGCCTTTTAATACTGTGAAAGGGCTGGGGAAATTAGACTTATCCCTGTACTTTACTTCTCCCACCAGCTTTCGTCCTTGGATAAAGAGATGGATGTCACCTGAGTATTCACCTCCGAGCGCACCGCTGAGGGGTACCTTCTTCGCTTCGATACCGATTTCGGTGAGCCATTTAACGAACCAGTTTTCGTGGTAAGTTCCTTTGAGTTTATTTTTGTTTGCCATGTGTCCCTCTGATAGCAGTCTAAACATATAATGTAATGTCTGACTGGTTCTATGTTAGCTAGTATAGCTAAGAACAAATCAGACACAACACCACACGCCTCGCATGTAGCGGATTGTTGCCTAAGTTTCTTTGAAGTTGATCGTGATCTCGCAGCCAAGTGCATCTAACCAGCATGTAAACAAGAACCCAGAAGGTACTCGTTTGTGCTGCTCCCATTTATGAATGAGTGATGAAGCACACCCGATTCTACCTGCAAGTTCTTCTTGAGATATACCAAGTGTGCTTCTATGAACAACCATCTGCTCGATAAGTTTTTCATATGACCCAGTAACATAAGTCTCATCCTTATAATGTGGGAACGTCTTTATCTTTCATCTCACTTGCTAATGCTAGGTATCCTATAGCATCTACAATGGAATCTTCTTTGTACCCACCGCTTGATAGCCTAGCTATTTTCATTTGTGCTAACATAATAGGTACTTGCCACGTTTGTACAGTATGATCAAGTGTTTCTGACCAAGCCCTTGCAATCATCATCATGTTAATATGTGGATCACCGTACTGACTGTTTCTATCTTTACTAATTAATTGATTAGCTTCGTATAAAACTTTGTCTCTTCGTGATATAAAGATTGGTTCTGGATTCATATTGGATGTCCCTCTATTTGATTTGAGTTATGACGTTCCCATTTTTCGTGACACATTGCAAGGAAAGTTATTCTATCATGGTAACTTGGGTGTACACCAAGATCATAAAATCCATTAACTTGCTCTTCTATGTTTGTAATCCACACATCAGGTACTATGGTTTCTAGGTAATAATCTAGCACCCATGATGGTATTGCTGTAAAAATCTTAACCATTTGCTTATGCTCCTAACATTGTAAATGTTTTCCAGTCATCAGAACGCATAGCTTTTGCTATCTGATCTGATCGTTGACGTTGTGCATTCTCAGGCACAGCGCAGTCACCTGTATGTGTAGCCCACTGAGTCATGGTATTGTAAGCTGCCCATGCAGTGTGACCTAGGTGATTAACTTGCTCACCATGAATGCTTAGTAAGTTATCAAGCTGCTTCTTATTAAACTCATTGTGATCTCTGTATCTATGAGAAGTTTTAACTAATTCTTTCTTAAAGAAACTTTCTACTGTACTCCAATTCATTGGCTGCTTAGTGTATGAAGCCCACAAATCTTTATCTTTAAAGAATTGTCTAGCTCCTTGTCGCATTAAGTCAGTACTTGCATCTAATCCTAATGATCCATTCTTAGTATGCTTGGTACGCTGATGACTAACAGTATCTGGTGTCGTGCATCCATTCATACACCACAACCTAAATGCTTTAGCTGATTGTGATAAAGCCCAGCTAGCATCGTAACTATTATACACTTGAATTTGGAATCTAATATGATCACCTTCTTTTGGTTGAACTATTAAGTCAGGGAATATGATATCTATCTTAAGCTTTCTGCCACTGTCATAGTCAGTAACTTTAAACTCATAGTCACTACTAATGTCTGCTTGTTTGATTGCATCATAGGTAGAGTTAACTACATCATCGTGTGATATGATATGATATCCATTACCGTGTACTGCTAACACTTCCTCAGTATCAGTACGGATTAGTGCTTTGTGACTCCTGATTTCAGAACCATTTTCAGTAGTCATGGGTACTAATTCTGTATCGAAGTTCCACTTTTGGGGTTCGCGCAGTAGTTGTGTGATACCCCCAGACACGGAACCTGTTGCCATTGTGTTATTATCTAGTGCCATTTTCTTTCTTCCTTTTCTTAAGATTTCTATTCTTCCTTACTTGCTTCTGCTTGTAGTGTCGCGACTAGCGACCCATTATCTGCGAGCTTGCGAGCAAAAAATTTTGAGAGGGTTTTTACACCCTCTCGTTAATTTATACTGTGATTGTGCCAGCTATGATTTGATCTGCTAGCGATTCTAAATTGGCGTGCCGTCCAGTCGGGCGATTTGATTTTGCTCGTGCTTTGACCCAAGGCTTGCCCGATAACTCAAGGTAAACTTTTAAGTCTGCATTGTGAATGATAGCCAAGTCCATGTAATTTGACGTAAGATATCCTTGACGCTCGATAGCTTTTTCCTGAATGGTTGACATCTCTTGACCCTCAACCTCATTCGAGATGATTTGAGCACGCGTATCTGCTAGCTGAGTTTTGGTGTTGGCTAACATATAGTGAGTTGAATTACACATTGACCAAGCATAATTTACAGCTAGATATTCATTATCGAAAAATGCTATACATCTTTTTGCATTTTCGTATGCGATTTCATTTAAGTTTACTTCTTTATTCTCAGAAGATTGGTTTGATTTACTATTTGTGTTTGACATTTGTCACTCCATTGTTTGATTTAAATCAACCACTGCTGTGATCGACATAAGCAACAGACATTGCTCCACTTCCAGCTTGCTGGCTTGTGTGATTGCAAG